TCAGGCCCGGCGGCGCGTGACCGCCTCGCCGATCCGCCGCCCGATCTCGCCGGGCGAGGGGGCGATCCATCCGATCAGCGCGACCAGCACGATCCAGGGCGGGATGACATTGACGATGACGGTCTCGACGCGGTCGGCGCGGAGGCGGTTTTCGGATTGCTCCTGGCGGATCTCGCGGGCGCGCGGCCGAACGATGCTGGGCGCGTTCTCGACCTTCTGTCCCTGCACGTTTTCGGCCCCGGCCTGGACATTGGCGGCCACGTTGGGGCCGAGCGGAACCGGCAGCCCGCCGCATCCGGCCAGCAGCAGCGCCGCGAGGAGCGCCCTCATGCGCCCGACCAGCGAAACGGGACATCGGCCGGGATCCCGTCGAGCCCCTCATGGCAGAGCTGGCGGGCCTTGTTGCGGCGGATCAGGAGCCCCCGCACACCCTTGCCGCCCGCGAAACGCCAGCGCGGAAGCTCGTCGCAGGCGCCGCGCAGATCGCCCGCATTGAGCTTCCGGATCAGGGTCGAGCGCGCGGCCGCGCCGAGCCCGACATTATAGGCCCAGTCCAGAATGCCCACATAGCTCCGGGCGGGGATCCGGTCCTCGACGGGATCCGCGATCAGCCGGTCGAGCCCGGCCTCGAACTCTGCGAGCCGCCCTGCGAACATCGCCCGGCACTCGGCGGGCGTATAGCTGTCGCCTATCTCCACACCGCGCGTTTCGCCGAAGCAGACGGTCGGCACGCCGACGATGTCGAGATAGGCCTCTGTCTTCAGGCCCTCATTGCCGCCGATGAAGCTCAGCGCGAGGGCGGTGGCGGCCGCGCCGCGTTTCAGGATCTTGCGCATGAGCTCACTCCATCCTCTGGGCGATCAGGCGGGCGGCGAAGGCGGCCGCGGTCACCAGCGCCGAGAGCCCGGCAAAGAGCCCGCGCGGGATCCCCAGCAGATCGGGCGAGGCGAGCGAGAGCCCGGCCTCGAGCCCGGACAGCAGGCCCGCGATCAGGATGAGACGGATCGACCAGGCGCGCCGGATCAGCGCGCGCCACTGGGGCACGAGGTGCATGGGGAAACTCCTGTGGCAGGGGGCTCAGCGCGGGACGCGCTGCAGGACGGTCTTGATGTCGGCGCGGAGCTCGCGGAGCAGCGCATTGGTCTCCTCGCGGTCGCGCTGCCGGGCGGCGAGATCCTCGGCGCGCTGGCGCTGCCAGCGGGCCTCGAGGGCGCGGATCTCCTCGGCGAGCCGGGCGGTCTCGCGGTCGAGCGCGGCGGTATTGGTGCGGGCGCGCGCCTCGAGCCGCACCGACCAGACGGCCAGCCCGAGCAGCGAGAGCATCACCGCCCACCAGTCCCGGATCTGCGTGGTCAATTCCTGCATGGGGCCTCCGGAGGATGGGGGCGGGCCGCGCCCCGCAGGGCGGCGCCCGGGGTCTCGGAGCGCGCGGTGCTGGTGACGGTCATGGCGGGCCTCGTCATGGGAGGGCAGATCAGCCGGTGAGGTGTTCGCGGCGCCTGAACAGGCGGACGCGGCCGGTGCGGAACACCTCGTTGATGCGCCCGCCCTCGGCCCAGCGGACCCGGACGGCACTCAGCGCCGAGGCCTCGGGGGCGCCGGTCGTGACGGCAAGGTTCCCCATCCCGGCCTTCAGCGGCGCGTCCCAGATGCAGCCATGGACCAGCCGGGGCTGGCGCGGCATGGGCAGCCGCAGCATGCCGGAACAGACGTCATCCCTGCGGAAGCCCGCCCCGGGGAAGGACGTGAAGTCGGACCAGGTGCCGGTGACCTCGGGCCGCACCGAGATCTGCAGGGTGGAGGTGGTCTTGTTGGTGGCGACGGCCTCGAAGACCAGCGCATATTCGTATCCGTCCTCGAACTCGGGCGTCTCCACGTTCTGGATGCTGCCTGCCTTGTCGTAGCTCCAGATCAGGCCGGTGGCGCCGTCGCCGGGCCGGACCATGTCGAAAGGGTGCCAGCCCGGGATCACCGCGTCGGGGGCGTGGGCCAGGATCGCGGCGCGCAGGATCGCCCCGGTCACCGCGCCGTAGATGTCGGAAAACGCATCCTTCGCCTGGGCCTCGGTCAGTTGGTTCACCCCGGCCGGAACGAAGCTGCCGGAGGCGAAGGAGCCCAGCGTGATCCAGCCATTGTTCGGGACATTGCGCATCTTCAGGGCGCGGGTGGCGGTATCGACCCAGAGCATGCCGGCCGCCGTCTCGGCGGGCGGGGTCGCGCCCGCATTGCCGCTCTGGATCGCGGAAAGCGCGCCCTGCAGCATGGCGAAGGCCTGGGCCTTGGTATGGCCGGTGTCGAGCAGATAGGTGCCTTGGGTCATGTCATCCTCATGCGGCCTGGAGGGCGGTCACGGTCAGGCCCGTGATGCCGATGGTGTAATCGGGGCTCTCGACGCTCAGGACCGCGCGGAAGCGGAAGGCCCGGCCCGAGTAGTCGGCGGCATCGAAGCTCTGCCAGGGCCCCCAGCGGGCGGTGTCGGGAGCGTCGTCGGTGAGAGAGACCTGCAGATCGACATCGCCATAGGCATCCGTCGATCCGAGCCAGAGCCGCGCATCGGGCGGCGTCCACATCGCCGTGCCGGAGGGCTGCCAGAACAGGTCCCGGGCCTCCGAGATCAGCAGCTCGATATCCGAGATCAGCCGCACCGGCTGGACCGCGCCCAGATCGATCCGGCCCGCGAAGGCATAGCGCGCGCGGGTCTCGCCCGGCGCCATCGCCAGCACGCCGCCCGCCGCGTGGCAGCCCTCGGCCGCCCCCGCGAAGCCCGGCGCCTCGGCCAGGGTGGCGACGGTCGTGGTCGGGATGATCGAGGCGGCGCGGACCGCGATCCCCGAGACCGGACCGGGCGTGCCCATCGCGTCATAGGGGCGGGCGAGATAGGTGCCGGATTTGAGCGGCAGGGTCGCCTCGGTGACGCCGCCCGAGACCGATTTGCCGATGCCGGTCGAGCTCTGCCAGCTGGCGCCCGCCTGCGCGGTCGCGTGGCGGAACTCGATCCGGCCGCCCTGGCGCACGTCGAGCGAGGGATGCCGGTCCCAGCGCAGCATCGCCACCGCGCCGCCCGAGGCCTGGACCGAAAGCCCGGTGATGGCGCCCGGCGGGGCGTTCTCACCCTGCACGGCGGCGGCGCCTGCCCAGGCCCAGTCCGACCAGATGCCGCGCGCGTTCCGGCCGCGCACGCCGAAGGCATAGGGGCCCGGCGCGACATCGTCGATCATGTCCTCGGGCGTATCGGTGAGCCCGCGCAGCGTGGGCTCGGGGGCCGAGACCGGGCGCCAGGCGAACTGCCAGGCGTCAATGAAGGGATTGTCGGTGGTGGCCGCCAGCCGCACCCGGGTTTTCACCCCGCCGCCGCCGCGGGTCTCGTACAATTCCTCGGTCATGGTCGGCGCGCTCACCACCGGTTTGGCGGTCGGCGAGGGCAGCGTCGGCACACCGCCCGCGGGCTTGGGCGTCTCCTCCGAGGTCCGCCAGTCGAAGATCGCGGGGCCGGTCTCGATGCAGCTCAGCGTGACGCGGACCCCGTCCTCGCCGATATGGACGGTGCGGCCGGTGACCTCGAAGGTCTTGGCCGTCCAGCCCCGGCGCGGCAGGCTCACCCGGATATTGTCGCCGAGCCGGACCGGCCAGGCGGCGAGCGAACAGGGCAGCGTGACCTGCTTCTGGCGGCGGCCCTTCAGGAGCGCCAGCTTCATCAGCCGCTGGCCGCGGGCAAAGCCGGTCTCGCCCGGCAGCTCGCCCATGTCGAGCACCAGCGGCTCGCCATTATCGGCCGCGATATAGGTGGCGCTGTCCAGCACCGGCAGGTCGGTGACGACATGCTCGTTCTCCGGATCGGCATATTGCGCCTTCACGGTGTTGAACTGCTCCTCGAAGGGCTTGCGGGCGGTGACCTGGATGCCGCCCACCAGCATGTCCTCGGTGACGGTGAAGGCCGGTTCCTCCCAGGCCGCGCCCCCGACCGTCAGGCGGCCGCGCTCGCAGGTCCACCAGCCGCCCCAGGACGAGGACAGGTCGTTGAGGTTCTCGGCCGCGGTGGCCTCGGTCTCGAGCACGCCGTTGAAGGCATAGCGGTCCTCGGTCGCGCCCGAGGCCAGCGGCACCTGCTCCTCGGCCAGGTTGGCCAGGGCGAGGATCGTGTCCTCGTCGAGATCCCCGGGGCGCCAGCCGGGTCCGCCCCGGAGCTGCGGCGTCAGCATGTAATCGCGCAGGCAGAGCGCCGGGTTCGTCGAATAGCGCCGCCCCTTGAACCAGAGCGCGACCGTGCCCGTCGTCCTGTCGATCTCGACATAGATCGTGCCGCGCCGCCCGGCGACGGCCGAGACCGGCAGGGTGGCCCTGGCCAGCTTCGGCCCGGAAGCCTCGCCGGAGAAAGCGCGGAAGACCAGATCGCTGCCGGTCACCCCGAGATACGCCCCATAGACTGCGCCGCCCTGTTCCCAGATCACGCCTTCGGGGGCGTCCGGGAAGGCGACATCGAAGGCCGCGAAGAGATCGGCCCCGCGCTCCATCCGGCTCGCCTCGAGTATCTCGCCCCGGGTCGCGGTCAGATCCGGGCTGAGCCCGGCCTCGGGGTCAAGCCCGCCGGGATAGCGGCGACCGAAATAGAAGCGCGCGGCGATGGCCCCGCCGGTCCAGGGCGTGGCGGTCTCGCCCTTCGGATACCCACCGCCGCCGACCTGTCCGATGGCGCCGTCATCTGTTCCCGCCCAGTTCGGAACTGTACTGGCGGCCGTGGCGGAGGCGAGCGCCGAGCTGGTCCATTCGCGCGGATCGAGCACCCGCTTGCCGCGGCACCTGACCCGGATCTGGGGCGCGCCGCTGGGGAAGAGGTCGCGGTCGTAATCGGCCTCGAAATAGACATAGGCCACGCCGCGCAGCCGATGCGCCTCGGTCCATTCGCGGGCGGCCGCGACATAGCGGGCCTCGGCCGCCTGATCCTCGCCGCCATTGTGGACGCGCAGCCGCACGCGGCCTTTGTAATCGCTTCCGACCTGGCCCCAATGGTCGGGATCGCCGCTGCCCGCGGCCACATCGCGGCGGTATTGCGCCTCGGTCCAGACCAGGGTCTCGCCCAGCCAGATCTCGACCGCGCCGTCGATCTCGTGGCAGGCCAGCGGCATGATCGAGTGATAGCGTCGATGCGGCTTGCCCCCGGCCTCGGTGGTGGCGCGGGCAACAATCGAGCCACCGAGCATGCGCTCGCCATAGAGGATCCGGCCCGTGGTGACCGGCTGGATCCGGTTCAGCGTGATCTCGTCGCGGGTCTTCGCCTTGGGCTTTTTCGCCATCGCCATCTGGATGCCGGTCAGCACGGCGGCGAGCGCGGCCTGGCCCATGATGGCGGTCGCGGTCAGCCCCGCCATCCAGCCGCCCGCCGCGGCGCCAAGGGCCGCCACCACCGGCGGCATGGCCGCCGCAGGGGTCGCCGAGAGGATCAGCGCCAGACTGGCCAGCAGGATCAGCAGCGCGGGAAGGATCAGTCGATACGCCATGCCGCCTCCGCGGTCAGGACCGGGCGGCGCACCAGGCCGTTCCGGCCCATATGCTGCGCATAGCGCCCCGTCACCACGCCCATGGCGCCCGGCATCGTGCCCTCGCAGGCGGTCATCACCCAGTCGCCGCGCCGCGCGCCCGCGACCGGCAGCCGCGCCAGATGCGCGTCGACCAGCGCCTCGATGGAGCCGAAGCCCAGCGAGACCAGCACCTTGGCCGCCCCGTATTCCGAACCGTAATCCGGCAGGCCCGGGATCGGATCTTCCCAGGTCATGCTCCGGGCGACGGCGCGGCAGAAGCCCAGGCAATCGGCCGTGCCCCAGGCAAAGGGCCGGTCTTCCCAGTCCCGCACCGCGGCCGACAGGCGCCGCTCCCAGCCCGCGCGCCTCACGACCGCCCCCAGGTGTCTTCGCGGTTCTGGATCGCCTGGACCAGGCCGAAGCCCTGATCGCCCGGAAAGCGCTTTTCCTGGTCCTCGGGCAGGTAATAGAAGGGAAACTTGCGCCCCAGCGCCATGCTGCGCGGCTCGAGCGCCAGCGTCGTGGTGGCGGTGTCGGGGCCGTCATCGCTCTCCATGGTGTCGGCGACCCCGTCGAAGAGCACATCGGCCGTCTCGATCTGGCCGGTCTCGTCGAACAGCGCCAGGAACACCGTCACCCGGCGGCGCTGGAACTCCTCGAGCTCGGCCAGCGCCACCACCTCCGGATCGAGCCCGGAAAGCGTGATCGACAGCCCCGGAATGCCCTCGCCCGAGGTCGCCTGCGCTTCGCCGACCGAGAGCATCTGCCCCGCGCCCAGATAGGTCACGCCCTCCCAGTCGACGGTCCCGTGCCCGGTGAACATCGCCAGATCGCCGGTATCGAACCGGCAGCGCACCAGCAGGCCCAGCATCCTGTCGCCGCTCGCGTCCATCACAGCGCCTCTCTGATTTGCAATGTCCTTGTCCGAACCCGCGCCTGGCTGACGGAAAGCACGGTCTCGGGACCGGCGAGCGCCCAGGTGCCGAAGGGCGCGCGCATCGCCACCGGATCGCCCGGGGCGACGGGGCGGCGCAGCCGGGGCCAGAGCGTGACGCTCTGCCGGAAGGCCGCCGTGGGCTCCCCGGCCGCGGTCACGATATGCAGATGGCGGCCAAGGGTCAGGTAATCGCCCGGCAGCGCCCGGTCGCCCGCCCTGGCGAGCTGCAGCACCAGCGCCTGCGCCCGGGCAGTGGCGGCAACCGCGACGATGGGATCGGCCGAGATTTTCCCATGGGGGCCGTCGTACTCCATCGCGGCCATGTCGAGCTCGAAGCTGCCCGCGGGTCCGTTGAGGCTGGCGATCCAGGCCGAGATCACCGCGCTCTCGCGGGCATCGACTGCCGCCAGCACCAGCTCGGCCGCCCACATCCCGCCCATGAAGTCATAGGCGGTCTGCGCAAAGCTGTAGGGGCTCTGCACCCGCAGGCTGCTGGTGATCTGCTTCAGCGTGAGCGAGGCCACGCGGACGGCATCGGGCGGGAAGGCCATCAGCGGCCCTCCCGGCGCTGGCGGGCATAGACCCGCTGCGCCTCCTCGCGGGAGACCTGGCGCACCGCCTCGGCGATCTGGCGCGGATCGGCATTGGTCTGGGCCACGCTGACATGCACATCGCCCATCCGGACCGAGCCGCCGCCGAGGCTCGCAACCCCGAGCTTGCCATTGCCGAGCCGCGTCAGCGGCAGGATCGCCTCGGGGCCTGCCTCGCCCATGAGCCCGGTCGTGGGTCCGCGCATCGGAAAGAAGGTCGGCCGGTCGACCACGCCGCCCGCGGCAAAGGCCCGGACCCGGCCGCCCTCGAAGATATTGCCGAGCGCGCTTTTGGTGGTGGCGCCGCCCGCGCCCGCACCCGCGCCCCCGAACATCCCCGAGAACAGGCTGTCGAAGAAGCCGCCCAGGGCATTCGAAAGCGGGCTCATCGCCCGGTCGAGCAGATCGTCGAGCATCCGGTCGGCCAGTGCCGAGATCGCGTCGCCCGCGTCGCCCGAGCCCTTCGCCAGATCCTTGAAGAAGGTCTTGAAGCTGTCGCCGGTCTCCTTCGCGGTATCGGCCAGATCCTTCGTCTTCTTCTTCACCTTTTCGATCCCGGCGCCGTCATCGGCCGCATCGCCGATCCGCGCGAGGCTGGTGGCGGTATTGCCCGCCTCCTCGGATACCCCGGCCAGCGTCTCCTTCAGCGCCTGCATCGAAGCCAGCGGCGTGCGGATCATCGCATCGGCAATGCCATTGGCCTCAAGCTTCAGCCTTTTGGCCTCGTCGCCCGCGGCCGCCGCCGCCTCCTTCGCCGCCGTCAACCCATCGGCCGCGCCATCGGCCGCCGCCTTCATGGCTTTTGCCCCGGGCACGAAGTCGGGCAGATCGGCAAATTTGGCGAGGAAGCCCGACCACTTCTCCTGGAAGTACACCATCACATCGCCCCAGGTCGCCTTCATCCGGGCGCCGAGCTCGTCCATCCGCAGCCGCATCAGCTCGGGCCCCATCACGATCCGGTCCCAGACCTCGGCCGCGACATCCTTCATCAGGTCGAGCGCCGCCCCGAAGCCGCCCGCGGCCTTGACCAGCCGCCCGAACCACAGCACCAGCTCGCCCGCGCCCACCACCAGCGCGCCGATCCCGGTGCGCATCAAGGCTGCCCGGGTCAGCAGGAGCTTGGCGTTGAGCGCGGCCGCCGCCACGGTCGCCGCCGCGAAGCTGGCCGCGAACCGCCCGGCAATCAGCGTTGCCGCCGCGCCCGCATAGGCCGCGACCCGGTCGAGATTCGACAGCACCAGGTCGAGCGCCGAGGACAGCGGCGCGCCCTTGCGCCAGAGATCGGCAAAGCCGGTCGCCAGCCGCTCGATGCCGGGGGCCGCGGCGGCCGCCAGGGTGTTGCCCAGCCCGGTCGCCACCAGCCCCAGCCGCGAGACCGCGTCATTGGCGGTCTCGATATTCTCGGCATCGATCTCGGAGACCACGACGCCGAAGTCTTCCACATCGCGCGCGGCCTGGCGCAGGGTGGCCGGATCCATGCGCGACATGGCAATCGAGCCCTCCTCGCCGAAGAGCTGGCCCGCCACCGCCGCCCGCTGCGCCGCGGGCACGAAGTCCGAGATCGCGGCGTTGATGGTCGCGATCCGTTCATCGAGGGGCAGCTTCTGCAGCTCGGCCGCCGTGAGGTTCAGCTGCCGGAGCGCCTTGACCGCGGGGCCGGTGCCGCTGGCGGCCTGGCTGAGGCGGCGGGTCAGATCCTTGGTCGCCTGCTCGACCGTGCCGATGGCGACGCCCGAGAGATCGCCCGCCCGGCTCAGCACCTGCACCGATTTGACGGTGGTGCCCAGCGATTGCGCCAGCTTGGCCTGGGCATCGACCGTGCCCATGGCCTGCTTCGCCATCAGGCTCAGCGCGCCGGTCGCGGCGGTGACCGCGCCGGTGAGCCCGATCTTCACATTGCGCGAGAACCGCTTCGAGCGGTCATCGGCCGATTTGAGCCCGGACCGGAACTCGGCCGAGTCGAGCCCGAGATTGACGCGCAGCGCGCCGATCACCGCCTTGAGGGCCATGGCTTACCTCTTCGTCTGTTCTTGCTGCTGGAAGCGCGCATGCATCACGCGGGCGCGCAGGGTCATCACCGCCGCCGCGCGCTTGGGATCGGGCGGCAGGATGAACTCTTCGGCCTCCGGGAAGTCCCGGACAGGGGCCCGGGCAAGCGCCGCGATGTGCCAGGCGAGCCAGCGGTCGCGGTGCTGGCCGACCCTCGTCCGGGCCGCGGCACCTGCCATCTGGGCGCGGTAGAGGCCCGGGGTCAGGGACCAGAAGGCGGCCGGATCGAACCCGGCCGCGCAGTAATCCTTCAGCAGGTCGAGCCAGCCCGCCGGGCTCAGGCCTTGTCCGACCCCTCGGACTTTCCCGCCGCGCGCTCCTCCCCGGCCTGTTCGGACAGATCGGCCAGGAAGCCGCAGGCCGAGATCACCCGGCCCAGCACCGGACCCAGTTCCGGGCCGAGCTCTTCGGCGACCGCGCCCGCCTGGCGCAGGGTGGTCCCGGGGCGGTGATCGCGCATCGCGGCCCAGAGAATGAGCCGCATGATCCGCACCGATCCCGCCTCGAGCGCGGCCATCGCCTCGGCGAGCGTCTGGCCCGCCTCTTCTTCCAGCTCGGCAATGGCATTGAAGCTCAGGATCAGCCGGAGCTGTTCGCCGCAGGCCTCGATATCGACCTCGCCCTTCATCGGATTGGCCATGGATCAGCCCTCCGGCCCGGTAATGGACAGGCTGCCGGTGACCCGGAAACTCGCGGAGACCTCCTGGAACTCGCCGACGGTGGCGGGGGGCACGTAGGATTTGAGCCAGCCCTCGAAGGTCCAGACCGTGCCGCCCGGGAAGGTCACCCGGATCTGGCGCACATTGCCGCTGGCCTTCAGACCGATCAGCAGATTGTCGGAGGTCGAGCCCTCGATCCAGTTCATGGTGACCGAGCATTCGCCCGGATCGAGCAGCCCCGGGCGGAACTCCTTGGTCCGGTTCGGCGACTTCATATGGGTCGCCTCATGTTCGTCGCGCTGCTGATCGGGCAGCGCCACCGACTTGACCTCGGCCAGCTCCAGGAAGGTCGTGGCGGCGACGTCCTCGGCCACTTCCACGCCATAGCCCCAGGCGATATCCGCCTCGCTCATCTCTCATTCTCCTCGTTGTGAACCCTGTGATGGATGATCAGGTCGGCCAGGATCCGGTGGATCCCGCTGCCGTCCCGGTCGGTGTCGAGCCCGTCGCGCAGGGCCTCGACGAAGATGCCGCGGAAATCGGTGCCGCCATGGGGGCCGCGGATCCCGTCGAGCCGGGCGACCAGACGCGCCTCGACCTCGCCCGCTTCCGCGAGCGTGGTGGCCAGGATCTCGGCCTGGATCCGGGTGCGGCAGAGCGCGCCGACGCCCTTCATGTGATAGTCGCGCGTCGCGCCCACCCGCATCAGCACCAGCGCGGGCAGCTCCTCGCCGGGCGCGCGGCGGCCCCAGGTGATGCGGGGGCCGACCAGCGCGGCGAGCCCCGGATCGCTCAGCAAGAGGTCGGTCAGGTCGGCCTTGAAGCTCACGACCCGCCCCCTTGCGCGCGCCTCGCAGCCAGCCGCTTCGCCCGGCGGGCCACGGTCTTCGCGATCTCGTGCCCGAGCCCCTTGGCGATACCGGCCAGCACCGCCTCGCGGGTCGCGTCCCAGGCCGGGCGCATGAAGGGCTGGGCGGGCATGGTGCCGGTCGAGCCGCCGCTTTCCAGATGCCGCTCGACGCTGCCGAACTCGACCAGATGGGCATGGGGGAGCGCTGCGGCGCCGCCGAAGATCTCGACCGCCGCCTTGTCGTCGCGCACGAGCTTGCGGTGATCGCGGCGCTGTTTGGGGTCGAGCCGGGTCGAGACCGCGAGGCTCTCGGCCAGATCGCCGCTGGCGCGCGGCGCCAGATCGCGGGCCCGCTCGACGAAGATCCCGAGCGCGGCCTTGCCGACCCGGCGCAGCACGCCGCGGCCAGTCGATTTGGGCAGATGCTCCACCATCATCTTTTCCAGGTCGGCCAGGCCATCGACCGAGACGGGTTGCTTGCTCATGCCTCCTCCTTCCGGCCGTTGCTGACGGCCGAGACGTCGACCCAGCGGCCGCGCGCGGCGACCCCGGTGATGTTCCAGATCATTCCTTCGTCCCGGAGCCGGTCGGTCCCGGTCAGGCTGCGGGTCAGGACCGAGCGGCGCAGGGTGAAGCGGGCCGCCCGCACCGCGCCGATCTGGCCCGCCGCGGCGCGTTCGGTCTCGGAAAGATCCGTGCGCGCGGCCCAGAGCGTGGCGATCTCCGCCCAGGCGCCCGTGGGTTCGTTCAGCGCATTGCGCCCCGCGCCCTGGCGCTCGAAGGTGACGCGGCGGTCGAGACGCAGGCTCATCGGCGGCACCAGATGCCGGGCCGCCGATAGCGCATCTGCCGGATCAGGGCGCGCGCCCCGAAGGCGATGCGCGGGCTTTCCACCGTCTCGATGGCGATCCCTGCATCGAGCCAGTCCCGCGCGATCAGGATCACCGCCTGCGCCAGTGTCGGGGGCACGATGTCAGGCCCCACGGAAAGCGTGATCGCCAGGGCGGATCCCGACGGGATTGCCGCGAACGCCCCCTCGGCAAACAGGATCTGCGGTTCGCTGTCGGCAAAGAGAAGCCGGGCGGCCCCGGCATCGAGGACGGTATCGCCCGCCGCGTCCGACCAGGTCACGCCCAGCAACTCGCGGGCGGGTGCGACGGGCACCCACCAGCGCCGCCCCTGCCCGGCCGCGGTCTCGAAGCAGACCCGGCGCGGGGTCAGCGGACGGCGCGTGGCGGTCTCGACCGCCGATTGCGCCGCCGCCAGACAGGCCACGATCCGGGCATCGTCCGCATCGCCCTCCCAATGCGAGGCGCGTTTATACGCCTCGACACTGACACCCGGCGGCGGGGTCTCTTCCAGGATCATGCCGTCGCCGCGTCCCTGGCCGGATCCTTGGCGGTCTCTTTCCCGGCGGCCTTGCCCTGCTTCGGTGGCGCGCCGGTCTCGGCCTTCGCCTCGGCCCGGGCCAGGGCCGCCTCGCGCGTCGCAAGCGCCGTCTCGCGGGCGGCCAGATCGGCGGCGCGGGCCGCCAGCTCGGCCGGATCGACGGGCGCGGCGGCAAGCCGGGCCTCGGCCGCCCGGTCGAAGACCGTCGCCACCGGGTCATCGCCCCGGGTCAGCTTCGCGGCCAGCGCAGGCGCAAACCCCGCCACCTCGCCGCGATTGTAGCGCCCATGGGCGCGGCGGAACTTGAGGATCACCTTGGTCATGGTCATGGTCTTGTCCTTCTGTTGAGTGATCAGAGCGACCAGCCGGTCGCGGTGAAGCCCGCGATGGCCTCGTCATGGCTGGGCGCGAGATCGTGTTCGGAGACCGCGCGCATCAGCGTGAGATCGCGCTGGAAGGCCGAGATCGTCTCGCCATTGGCATCGACGAAGGCGGCCTCGGTCGAGGCGGCGATGGCGATCTGCATCGCGTCCCCGATCACCACCTCGTCGAAATCGGCGAAGGTGATCTCGGTGCCGTCGCCCTCCGCGCCCAGGTTGTCGGGCACCTGCGAGGTGGTGCGGATCGGGTAGCCCTTCAGCGTCCCGCTGGCATCGATCGAGGGGAAGACCGGGGTGCCGCGATCATCGCGCAGGCTCGCGAGCCAGTTCTTGGCCGAGGCGCGCATGATCCAGCCGGGGTGCACCATGCCGACATTGGCGTCCTCGACCGTCGAGACCGCCCAGCGAACCGCTGCCTCGGCCGCCGCCGCCGTGCCCGCGATGCCGTCGCGCCAGTTCGCGGCCAGCGCCCAGTTGCGCAGCCCCTTCGGCGTGTCATTCGCGCCGTCGCCGCGCAGGAAGGCCAGATCCTCGCGCAGCGCCATCGCCTTCAGCAGGTCATCCCGGGCATGCTGGGCCATGGCGACCGAGGAATGCCGCAAGAGGCTGTTCGAGAGCGGCACCAGCGCGCGCAGGAGCTTGAAGGACTTGTCGACCGCATCGAAGCTCATCTCGCTTTCCGCGATGGCCGAGGTCTCGGCGCCATAGCCCGCGGTCGCGCCCGCGCTCTGGCGCGCGATGCGCAGCTCACCGGCCGGCATCGGCACGGTGCGCGCGCCCGAGGCCCGGACGGTGACGCGCGGGCGCAGGAGCGCGATCAGTTCCTCGGATTGCGCGGCGGGAATGGTGATGCCGCCCGCGGCTTCCGAGGCGCCCGACATGATCGCGGCAACGCCGGAATGGCCATCGGCTTCGAGCCGGGCCACCGCCCGCTCGCGGTCGCCCCGGCTGGCCGCCAGCGCATGCAGCATGAACCCCACCTCGACGCCCCGATGCGCGGGATTGCGGGGCGTGGCGGCCTGCGGCGCGGGGGTTTGGGCGGGCGCGGGATCGTCGCCTCCGGTTGCGGCGGCGGCGCGGGCGGCTTCCGCGGCCTCGGCCCGGCCGACCTGGGCGTTCAGCGTCTCGAAGCCCGCCTGGGCCTCGGCAAAGGCGGTCTCGGCCGCGGCGATGGCCTCGGTATCGGGCGTTTCCGCTCCTTCGAGCGCGGCCAGCGCATCGGCGCGCTCCTGCATCTGCGCGGCCGCCGCGTGGCGCTCGCGGCGCAGGTCGTTCAGGTCACGGGGTTTGGGCATGTCGTTCTCCTGGTTGGCAAAAGCAAAAGCCCCGCCCGGAGCGATCCGGACGGGGCAGCAAGTTCCCGATCTCGGGACGTTCAGAGCGTGGCGCGGGCCTGCGCGGCGGCGGCTTGCGCCAGGTGGCCCCGGCCCGAGCTCCGCCGGGCGGCGGCGGGCCTGGGCGCATGGGCCGCAAAGATCCGGTCATAGAAGGCCAGGCGGGTCTCGGCGCGGTCGGCAAGGCCGCGGGCGATGGCCGCCTCCGGCCCGAAGGTCGCCCCGCCATCGGCCGGGTCGTCGGTCACCGACAGCCGCGCGGCCAGATCCCCGGGGGCGATGCCCCGGCCGCGGGCGACATCGGCATGGAAGGCCGCCTCATGGGCATCGAGATCGCGCCGGATCTCGGCCCGGCCCGCCTCGGTCTCGGGGTTCGGCAGCTTTGCGCGGGCATGGGTCGAGGTGAAGATCTGCCATTGCTGGCCCGCCCTGTCCGGGCCGACCGGCCAGCCCGCCTGGCGCATGATGCCGATGGAGCCCGCGAGGCTGCCCGGCGTCATCGCGATCTCCGAACACTGGCTCGCCAGGTGATACCCCATCGAGGCCGCCAGCGGATTGACCAGGGCATGCACGGGCTTGACCGCCGCCAGCGCCGCGATGGCCCCCGCCGCAGCCGCGCCGCCCAGGACCAGCCCGCCCGGCGTGTCGAACTCGATCACCACCGCCGCCACGTCCTCCTGGGCGGCCAGCGCCCCGCAGGAGGCCTCGATCCCCGCGAAGGTCGCCCAGCCGAGGTAGCGTTCGAGGATCTCGGCATTGGGCGTCAGCACGCCCCGCACCGGCATCACCGCCACGCCCCGCGCGACCGCGAAGCGCTCGCCGCGGGCCACCTCGACCGGCCCGGAAAGCGCTGGCCCGGCGGCAGGCGCGGCGGGCAACGGCAGCCCCAGAAGCCCCGCGCCGAAGCTGCGATCCAACGCCAGGGGGGCGGCGCCCAGAAGGCTTGCAATCGTCGTTTCCATCAGTCCTCGTCCTCTTCGGTCCCGGTCTTGCTGTCGTCATCGCGGGTCATGTTGGGGGCGGGGTTGAGGCGGTCGCCGCCCTCGACGGGGGCGCGGCCGTCCTCGGCGCGGGCCTCGTTCGCGGTCAGGAACGGGCCGCCCACCGCCGCCTTCAGCGCGTCGTAGCGCTCCTTCGTCGTCGCCTGCATCAGCGCGTCGTAATCGTGCCGGAAGAAGAGCCCGGCCCGCCGTTCGGCCTCGGTCAGCACGCCGAGCGCCAGCTGCGCCTCGACGAAGCCGCCCCAATGCAACAGGCAGTCGGTCTTGTAATCGATGGCCTGCTGCTGGCCGTTGGCCTTCACCCCGTGTTCCAGCATCTGCAGCTTCGAGGGCGGCACCCGGTAGATCGCGGCGATCTGCTCGCGGTCGAACTTGCGGCTTTCCAGGAGCTGCTGATCGGCGGCCGAGAGATCGAGCGACTTGATGTCCTCGGTGGCGCCGATGATCGGGATCCCGTTGGCCTCGGGATCGGTCAGCGCGTTGCGCACGCGGCGGGCATTGCGGTGCCGGGCCTCGTCATCCTCGTAGACATCCTCCATCTTCAGGACCGCGCGCATCTGCACCCCCGAAGCCGCCCGCGCCGCCGCCTCCTGACCGGCCAGCGCGAGGCCGACCGACTCGGCCGCGACCTGCAAGGGGCTGCGCCCGGTCCAGCCGTCCTCGGCCATGTAGCGCAGATGCACCATCGCCCGCGACGGCGCCCGGCGCTGGATCCCGGCGCCGTCCTCGAAGGCATAGAAGCGCGCCCGGCCGTCGCGAAGCTCGGCGCAGAGATCGGGACGGATCACATCCAGAAGCGTCAGCTCGCCCGCGCCGTCGCGGGGCGCATAGGCATAGCCCCGGCCGCGCAGCGCGAAGGCATAGACCAGCGCAAAACGCGCGAGACGGGCCGCCACGCCCGGGGCGGATTCGGTGTTCAGCAGATAGGTCGCGGCATGCTCGACCACCGGCTCGGCCCGGCTCGGCCCCATCCGCTGGTAGAGCCGCAGCGGCACCTTGGCGAGATCGCCCGCGATCACGTTGCAGCAGGCGAAGACCGTGGCATGACGCTGTGCCGCCAGCGGCGTCACCACCGGCAGCGAGCGCACGCGCGATTGCCCGCCCGCCCAGAGATCGCCGAACCACGGCGACGGGGTGCGCGTGCCCGAGGGTTCGACAGGTCCGGCCGAGGCCATGGCCGAGGTCATGCCGGCCGTGACCGGCGGTTCCGTTCGCATCATTCGGGCGGACCCGCGCCGCCCCCAAAACCGTCCGATCATACCGTTGCCACGTCCCGTGCCTTGCGTTTGCCCGCCTCCGCCTCGGCGCGGCCGAGCGCCATGATCGCGGCCACCGCCGGATCGATCCGCCCCTTCGAGCGCGCCTTGTTGGGCTTGATGTTCTCGGCCGCATCCTCGTCGCGATGGACATTGCCGACCGCCCAGGCCAGCACCGGATTGCCGCCATGCCGCAGCCGCCCCTGCGCCACCGCGCGCTCGAAGCGCTTCATCGGCGAGGACATCGAGGCATAGCCCTGGCCATGCTCGACCAGCGGAAAGCGCCGCTTGACCAGCTCCTTCGCCACATACTTCATGCCCCAGCGGTCATAGGAAAGCTCGCGCAGATCGAAGCGCGCCCGGATCCATTCCAGCCGCTCGATCACCTGGTCCTCGTCGATCACGCCGCCGCCATGCACCTCCAGCCAGCCCTGATCGCGCCAGGCGACATAGTCCCGCTTCTCGCTTTGCGCCCGCGCGATGAAGCCCTTCGGCCCCGAGGGCAGGAAGGAATAGCTGATCAGGTAGACCTGCCCGTCCTTCGGGATCGCGATGCAGATCGAGGTCAGGTCGGTGGTCTTCGACAGATCGAGCCCGACCCAGGCCGGGCGCCCGTAAAGCGCCTCGGGCGCGAAGGGCTCGGCGCCCCTGTCCCAGATCTCGCGCTCGATCCAGGACTGCGCGCCCTCGGTCCAGAGGTTCATGTGCAGCCGCCGGAAGTTCGGCATCTTGCCCGAGATCACCGTGGCCTCGCGGTAAAGCTCGGCAAAGCGCTCCTCGCTGAAGGCGATGCCCAGGTTCGGGTTCGCCATCTTCCAGGCAACCGGATCGCCCACGTCGCAATCGCCAGGCGGCTCGGCGACATAGGCAAAGAAGCTGTCATCCTCGACATCGCCCCGCAGGACGGTCGCGGAGTATTCCCTCAGCTCGCCGCAGATCGAGGCCATGTCGGCGCCTGCCGTGGTGATCGCCCAGTCGATGGGCTGGGCGCGGGCGATCATCGAATTGACCACCACCTCGGCCAGTTCGCGGTCGGTCCAGCGGTGCACCTCGTCGCGGGCGACGAAGCTGGGGTTGATGCCATCGGCCGAGTTGCCGTCGCGGCTGAGCGTCCGGATCGTGCCATTGGTGATCGCGGTCGAGATCAGGTGCTTGTTGTCGGTGTCCATGAAGGCCGAAAGCGCGGGCGCGGCCTTGATCATGCGCCGCAGCTCGCGGAACAGAAGCCCCGCCTGATCGCGCGTCGTCGCGGTGCAGAAGCCCTGGGGCGCTGCCTCGCCATCGAAGAGCTGGGTGAAGAGCATCGGCACCGCCGTGTCGGTGGTCTTGCCGTTCTTCTTCGCGACCTGGTGATAGGTGGTGCGGAACCGCCTCAGCCCGTCCGCCTGTTTCCAGCCGAAGACCGAGCCATGCCGGAAGACCTGCCAGGGCGTCAGCGCCAGCGGGCGGCCCGCCGCCGGACCCGTCGTGTGCTTGATCAGCCGCGCGAAGTTCAGGACCCGCGAGGCCGCCTTGCAGTCGAACCGGAGCCCGCGGTCGCGGCCGGTCTCCAGATCCATCAGGTGGCGTTCGCAAGCGAGCCGCACCAGCGTGCCCGCGATCTCGCGGCCCTCGATCACATCGAGCGCATAGCGCGAGACCGGGTGGTCAATCGGGTCCATCGAGTGTCCTCAGAATCTCGCCGAAGAGATCGCCTTGCCCGCCCGCGCTCATCCGCGCCTCGTCGACCGGCGTCATCCCGAAGCGCGCGGCGAGCTGGTTCATGGTGGCAATCGCGTCCTGGCGCTGGCCCCAGACCGCGCGCTTCTTCTGCTGCCGCCCGTTCCGGGTCTCGACCTCGTACCAGCTGCCGAAGGCGGCGATATCGCCGGTGAAGCGGATGACATCGGCCACCGCCTCGCAATAGACGGCGAAGGGGTCGTGAAAGGCCGGGTCGAGCCGCCGCTTGCCCGCCAACACCGGCGCGAGTCGGTCCCAGGCCTCCCGCCCCTCGGCGCTCATCCAGTCGGGCGCCTCGGGCACGGGCGCCGTCTGGTCGGCCTTCATCGGCACGACATTGTCGAGCTTCGGCTTCTGACCGCGCATCGGACCTCCCTCCGTTTTTGTCTCGGGGGCTTATAATCGTGGGCTTTTTTTGCCAATTCGGCCCGCGCAACAGGAAAGCTCCCATGCGCGGTTCCCGAGGGGGGCCGTCGATTTTTGGACACCCCCCGGTGTCAGGTACGCCCCAGCACCTCGCGGGCGGTCTTGCGGCTGTGGCAGCTCTTGCAGAGCGCCTGCCAGTTCGAGCGGTCCCAGAACTTTGCCCGGTCGCCCTCGTGGCGCGCGATGTGATCGACCTCGGCGGCCGGGGTCACCAGCCCGAGCCCCGCGCAATCGACGCAGAGCGGGTTGGCCTCGAGGAAGGCGGCGCGCGCGGTCTTCCAGGCGGGGCTGGCATAGAGCTTCGAGCGGCGCCGGATCTCCTCGGCCGTCTTCACCTTCGCCCGCCGCGCGCGGCCCCGGTCGATCCGCTCGGCCTCGTGCAGCTCGCAGAGCGCGGCGCCAGGCACAGCGAGGTCGTCGCAGCCAGAGGCCGCGCAGAGCTTGCGGATCGTCATGGATGAGGCCTCCCGGAACGCAAAGCGCCCGCAGCGGGGGGGCCGCTCCGGGCGCAGGTTGGGTGACGGCAATATGTCAACGGGGCTAGAGAAACGTCAAGGAAAAAGTTTCTGGGAGACTAAGCAGGACGCCGAGTACAACCGTGGCAATTCGCCGGTGACGCAGGTGAGCGCAAATGTGATCAACACAAGCTGTGCTATAGTCATGATAGTCAGCGGAGGACAAAACCCATGAAATTCATCAGCGCATTTTTTCGCCTCATCATCGGTGCTGTATTCGGGATCGCATCTGTTCTTGCGTTGTCTCCGGCGCTTGCTGCGTTCTCTTCGGAAGACGGAGACAGCACAAACTTTGTGATGCTGGGGGTGGTCGCACTTTGCGCCCTTCTGGGCGTATTCGCACCGACCATACGTCGCGCCTTCGGCCGGGGGTTCTTGCTGTTGGGCGCATCGACATTTGCCCTTCCTATTTCCACCTTCCTTCTGTCCGGACGCGTCGCATCGGATACCATGGCGTCCACGAGTGGCGAAGAAGTCGATGCGGCCTCGGCAATTGGCGCAGGCCTTGCTGGTGTTGCCATGACGGGGATGGCTGCCTTCATCGGCCTTATAATGGGGGCAATCTTTCTTCTGATTGGCCTGATCCTGTCCCTCGGTGGGCGCCGCGAAGTAGTTATTGTCGAACGCAAGTAACTGACACCGAGGATCGGGGTCGCATCACAGCCTGCCGAGTTGAACCAAAAGAGTCATCGTTGGCAGGTATACATGCCCTCACCCCCAAGGCCGCATAGGCGGCATGTCCCCGGTGACGCGAATCCGAGACAGGTCGGCGCCCTTCAGCACCGCCTGCAGCTCTAGCAGATACCCCCACCAGTCGAGCCAGGCCCGCCGCGCCGCCGCGATCCGGGCAGGCGTCGGATCCCAGACGCAGGGCGTGAACCGCACCGCGTCGTGGACGAGCACGCCCTTGCGGTTGCGGCGCGGGATCGGCTGCCAGCCCTCGATCCCGAGCGTGGCGGCATCCGCCGTCTTCGGGTGGCGGCCCCAGCGGTTCACCGTCCAGTCTTCCGGCTTCAGCCGCGGCCGGGCATCGGGCATCCAGTCGGGCGTGCGGCGCGCGCGGGCGAGATCGGCGACCAGCGTGGCGGCGTACCAGGGCAGGACGTTCCGGACCACGGTTGCGATCAGCTCGGCATCGTCATGCGGGCGGGATCGGCCGCGGCTCGTGTCGACGCGCGTGCCCAGCTGGGCGCGTTCGAGGGCGACGCATTCCATGCCGAAGGGGCGCCAGCCGGTGCCGCCGACCGCCTCGATCTCGTCATGGTCGAGCCGCGCGCATTCGGTGCCGAAGGCCCATTCCAGCACCTCCCGAACCGGCATCGCGCGCCGGGTGCGCGGTGCAGTCCGCACCGGGGAGCGGAGCGCGGCCGTCATGCCGATACCCCCGCGAGATCGGCGATGCTGCGGCAGTGGGCGAGGCGCACCTCGCGGTCCCGCAGCCAGGCGGCCTCGGCCGGGGAGAGGTGAGCGGGATCCGTGCCCGCCAGATGCGCGTGGCGGCGCAGCGCCTCGCCCGCCGCCTGGCGGATCTGCCCCAGCGCATAGCTGCGCGGCCAGCGGCGGTTGTGGCGCAGATCGTCCAGGAGTTCCGGCGCCCAGCCCTCGGCCAGCGCCTGCCGCCCCACCGCATGGGCGAAGACCGCCCGGATCAGCGGCGAGGCATCGTCGGCGGGCGGCTGGATCTGCGCCGCCGCCTTCAGGATCGCATTGGCGATGGGGAAGCGGTCGCGGTCCTTGCCGCCGGGCTGAGCCGCCACCATCTCCTCGAGCGCGGCCAGGTTCGGCGCGCTCATATAGGCCAGCCGCTTGGCCAGATCGGCCAGCATCTCCTCGAACTGCGCCTTGGTCATCGCCCCGGGCTTCACCAGCCCCCGCCGCAGCAAGGGCTCGACCAGCAGATCCCGCACCCGCTTCTCGCCCTCGGCCTGTTCCCTCGCATCCATCTCAGCTTCCTTCTTCTCAGCCTCGCCCTGCCTGCCTGCCGCGCGCCCCCGTCCGGGGCGGCGCAACCGGGGTGTCTCTTCTCGTCTCTTCTCGTTTCCTCTCCTTTCAGCGGTGACGGAAACGGCGCAAAAAAAGGGGACGGCCCGGCGGAAACACGGAATGTTCCGTGACTTTCCCGGTCGGTTCCGTGATTTTCCGTGATTGTTCCGGAATATTCTGTGACGGTAACGGAATGTCACGGATTGCACTGGGCCGGTTCATTGCGCCGCCTCCGCGCTGAACTCGTCGAGCGCCTGGCGGATGAAGCCCTCGCGGCGCTGGGTCTCGGGGTAGCGCTCGGCCAGCCAGTCATCGAAGCGGTCGAGGAATTGCGGCGCGCGCAGAAGCTGCCCGGCCCCGATCCGCTTTTCGATCATCTCGCGCAGATCCTTGAGCCGCTTGTTGCGGCGGCGCTGTTCGGCCTCGGCCCGGTTGCGGCGGCTGCTGGCCAGCGCCTCGACCGCGACCTCGGTCACCACCGGATGCGCGAGCCGGATCGCGCCATTGTCGCAGCGCACACGCGCCCAGCCATGCAGCGGCGTCATCTCGCGCTCGCAAAGCTGGTGCCAGCGGTCGACCGTGATCCCCAGCGCCTTGGCCAGCAGCCGCTCGTCGGTCGGCAGCGTGCCCACCGGGGTCTCGTCATGGGCCTCGCAGATCAGCAGGAAGCCGTACCAGCCGACCTCGGGCTCGGCCAGCTGGCGGAACTCGCTCTTGCGCCAGCGCTTGAGGTTCCACTGCACGAAGAAATGGGAATCGAGCCGGTCCTCGCTGGAGATCGGGTAGTCCGGCAGCCCGCCGGTCTCGACCGGGGCCAGGTGGCGACGCGCGGCCATCACGCGGGCACCCGGTCCGGGCGCGTCAGATCCGTGCTATCCATGATGAAGCTCCTCCATCGGTTCCGGGCGCGCAGGCCCGTTCGGTAACGATTTGCGGGCCTGCCGGGCGCTCAGCGCCATCGCGGCGGCCAGAATGCGTTCCCGGGCGGCGCGGCCGCCCCGGGTCAGGGCATGGGAGAGATAATCGTCCGAGAACCCCAGCGCGCGGCTCGCCTTGCGCTGCGAGGCAAAACGCAAGCCCCCGATCTCGAAGGGTTTCGGGGCGCGGCCGGGGCGGCGCTGCGGCCGGCCGATCCGGTCGGGATCGCCATCGGCCAGCGCCCGCCAGACCGCCTGCGGCGTCACCCCGAAGCGCGCGGCGGCGGCATGGGCGTCAGTGAAGACCTCGCCCCGGATCCGCACCGGCATCGGCGCGAGCCCCTTGCGGCCCGTGCCCACCCGGTCGAGCCGCCCCTTGCGCGCGGCCGAGCGGATCGCCTCGGGCGTCACCCCCAGCGCGCGGGCGGCGCTGGCCGCATCCGGATAGGTCGTGCCGCGGATCGTCAGATCGGTGTGAACCCGCGTGGCCATCACATCCCCAGGGCCTCGCGATAGAGCTGCAGCACCGCCTCTTCCTCGGCGATGTCATCGGCATGGCGCTTGCGCAGCGCGATGAGCCGACGCAGCGCCTTGGTGTCGTAGCCGCGGGCCTTGGCCTCGGCCATTACCTCTTTCTGCTGATCGCCAATGGCGGCCTTTTCCTCGGCCAGGGTCTCGAAGCGCTCGATGAAGCCCCGCAACTCGTCGGCCGCGACCCGGTAAGTCCGGTCGCGCACCGCTTCGTCCTGCGGCGTTTCCTTCATCGGTGGCCGCGGCGCGGCGGTGAAGGTATCGAGCGGGATCGGACCGGTCGTCGCCCCATTCGGGCCGGTGAGCGAAACGGTTGGCCCGTCTGCCAGCACTGCCAGGGAGGGCGGCAGGACATCGGCGGCCACTTCGCGGCGACCGACATGATCGGCAGCCGTGACGATGCCCTCGGCTTCCAGCGCCTCCATCAACCCCGCCGCTCGGCTGAACCCGATGCGCAACACGGCTTGCAGGTTCGACACCGACGCCTTGCGCGACTCGACGATGTGCTGCGCCGCCCGAACCGTCGGCGGGTCGACCGCCAGCTCTGCCGCGCCCGGATCTTTCAACATTTCTGCCCCGACGCTCATGCCGCATTCCCCCCAAAGGGGCCGGGCAGCCCAAGGGGAAAAGACGTGCTGCCCGGCCAGTCGTCAGGGAGGGGCCCGGCGTCCGGCCGGGCGGCGGAGACGGGGCGACGGCCCCGAATGGCGGTATGGGGCAAGAAAACGCGGGGGCTCGCTACCGAAGCCGGTGCATCGTCCGTAGAAAGCGGGCATGTTCCTTGTCGAAATCCGCGGCCTTCGCATCCAGGCGGCGGCTGGTCTCGGCCATGTGGCGCATGCCCCAGATGAGGACGCCCAGGAAGAGCGCGCCACCCGAGACCTGAATGCCGAGGATGAGGGCCAGCATCTCCATAAGTCCCATGTTCTGCTCCTGATGCCTGGGGGACGGCCGCGACGTCGGCCCGGACAGTCATGTCCGGCCCCCCTTGAAACGTGCCAAAAACTTTTCGGCCCGCGCCTCGAAGACGCGGGCGGCGGCGCGGGCTCTGCCCGCGCGCACCTGGTTGAAGCGTCCGGCGATACGCCAGTAGATCCGAATTGCCAGTGTCATGCCGTTTGCTCCGGGTCGAAGAGTTCGAAGACTGTCTCGGCGCCCGCGAGCGCCAGCACCGCCACGACGTAATGCAGCCCCGGCGCGTTCTCAGAACGCAGCCAGTTCCGCACCGTGCGCGGGTTCACAGGCCGATGCGCCGTGTTCAGCGCCTCGGCCACAAGATCGGCCAGCTGGGCCTCGCTCGTCGCCTCGGGGAATGACCGCCAAAGCAGCGAGGCGAACCATTTCCGCTCCCGCTCCTGCGGGTCGCGGAACTTCTGGAAGGACTTTTGCATAGCGACATCCCTATGGTGGCTTCGTGCAAAATGACTCGGGGAAGAAATCGAGGGGCCAGATGCCGTCAACATGCGGTGCCCTCGCTGTCAGTTGAGAGTGATCCAGTGCGTTCAGAGGCAACCAAAACGCCACGCATCCCGAAAAGGGACGGAGGACACGCAAGCCCCCGCTCTGCGCACAGCTTCTCCATTCGAAAATACCAGGTTGCAGGGAAGCCGCCGCGAACGACGGCGTTGCTGACAGCCGTTTTCCCGACCCCCAACACCCTAGACATGTTGTCGCGGCCCAAAGCGGCCGCCAGCTCGCGTGCAGTCATCATGCGAGCATGGTTCCACTTTTTGTGGATCTTCGCAATACCACTTTTTGTGGTTTGCCAAGAACTCCACAATCTGTGAACTCTGCGCAATGGTCGAAGCAGAGCCCCAGTTCAAAGAGATCGGTATCCGCCTGGAGCGGATAAGGTTGGGATTCTCGGATCTCAACCAGAAGGACTGGGCCAAGAAGCACGGCTTCGGGCCAACCCAGTACAACAACTGGGAGAATGGCGTCCGCAGGATACCCGTCGACGCCGCCGAGAAGCTGTGTTCTCTCTATGGACTGACGCTGGACGCCATATATCGCGGAAGACTCGACGGATTATCCGAGAACGCGAGGAAAGTCTTCTGATCACAGCGACCCATGTGTCGCACCACGTGATCGAGGGGAACATTCAGCTCTTCAGCGACTTCGATCATTCTATCTAACCGCTCATCGACATCTTTCACATCCGCACTCCCGGAACAAAAAAAGAACGGGCGAACCGGTACCGTGTATGGCCACTGCGGACAATCCACCATTTGTGATTTTACAGGTTGATTAATCCACATTGAGTGGATAGCAGTGACCCCGCTGTAACCGCAAAAGGGGAGACCCATGAAGACCATCCTGACCGCCAGCGCACTGGCCCTGCTGGCCGCGCCCGTGCTTGCCGCGACCGACACCACGGAAGACCAGGCGACCGCCGTGTCGCCCGCCTCCGCCCCGGATTGCTTCGCGCCGATCAATGGCACCAACGCCTTCCAGCACAACAACGCGCCGGGCTGCGTCTATTACACCGCGCCCACTGGCAATGACCGCGCCCCCGCCGCGTCCGGCGAGGGCGGCGAGGGCGGCGAAGGCGAGGGCGGCGAAAGCTCCGATCCCTGAGCATCGGTGCCCCGCCCCGCGTGGGCGGGCATCCCATGCTCAGAAAAGGAGGACATGATGCCCGAGCAGATCGACAGCACCAGCGACGGCCGCACGACGAACAATGCTGTGCGTCACAAGTACCGTGCTCTGACCAACGCCGAGAAATCCCAGATGCAGGACATCAAGGATATGGGCGCGGTGTTCATCGCCAAGCTGCACGAGATCGGCGGGACCGATCCGGAGGGTGACCGTTTCGGCTCTCGCGACCTCTCGCTCGCCAATACCCACGCCGAGGACGCCGTGATGCGCGCTTGCCGCCACATCACCGCCTGAGCATCGGTGCCCCGCCCCGCGCGGGCGGGCATCCCATGCCCAGACCCGGAGGACACCATGCCCCGCATCCCCAAAATCCCAGACCTTCCTGCAACTTACGGCTTCGGCACCTGGCGCGATGCGCTGCTCGGCCTGTTCATCGGCCTTGCCTTCATCGGCTCGGCCTGGGGCGGGCTCGTGCTTGCCCGGATCGCGGAGGCCAGCCTCTGATGGCCGCGATCCTCGCCATCGCCCCGCAGATCGCCGACCGGCTCGCGGCCGAGGCTGCCGCCGCCCGTATCGAGGCCAACACTGCCCGCGTCGCCGCGAAATCGAGCGCGCGGGACGGCAAGCCACTGCTCGCCCGCGCCGCCTTCGCCCGGGCCGAGCGGCTGCAGGGCCGGGCCGTCACCCTCGGCGCCCTGGCCGCGCAAGCCCGGGCAGGCGGTGCCGCATGAGCATCATGGACGCCATCGCCCCGCCGCCCGACGCGCTGGCCGCCTTCGTCGCCGAATGGCGCGGCGCCGCCCCCGATGTGCGCCTCGCGGCAATCCGCGGCGCGCTCCGCCGCCACGGGCTCGAGATCCCGACACTGCCCTTCTACGAGATCCAGCTCTTCGGGCTGACCGCCAGAGGCCGCGACGAGGCCGAAGCCGCCCAAAACTGGATGGAGGCCGCCACTCGCCTCTGTCCCTTCGACTGATGCATCCCCTCCGGATCCTGATCGGCTGCGAGACCTCGGGCGTGATGCGCCGGGCCTTCGCCGCGCGCGGGCACGATGTCTGGTCCTGCGACCTGCTTCCGGCCGAGGACGCCACCAACCGGCACATGATCTGCGATATCCGCGAGGTGCTTCACCTCGGCTGGGATCTGCTCGCCGTCATGCATCCGCCCTGCACCCGGCTCTGCAATTCGGGCGTCCGCTGGCTGCATGTGCCGCCGAGCAACGCCCCGGCCGAGGCGCACCCGGACGAACGCGCCGCCTGGCCGGATCTGCCCGAGGACACCCGCCGCGCCATCATGTGGCGGCTGCTCGACGAGGGGGCCGCGCTGTTCTCGGCCTGCTGGCGCGCCCCGATCCCGCGCGTTGCGGTCGAGAACCCGGTGATGCACCGGCACGGGCGTGCGCGGCTGCCGGCCGATCTGCCGAAGCCGCAGATCGTGCAGCCCTGGTGGTTCGGCGAGCCGGTCTTCAAGGCGACCGGGCTTTATCTGCGCGGGCTCGCGCCGCTGAGCGTCACCAACCGCCTGACCCCGCCCGCGCCCGGCACCGAGGCGCACAAGAGCTGGAGTGCGGTCCACCGGGCCCCGCCCGGACCCGACCGCTGGAAGATCAGATCCCGCACCTTCGAAGGCCTCGCCGCTGCTGCGGCCGAGCAATGGGGCGGGCAAGCAGGAAAGGAGGCCGCGTGATGGCCGAGACCCAATGGCCCCGCGAGATTTGGGCCGCCCAATCCGATCCGGATGATGCAGATGGCAGACACGTCTTTTCGGTGCATGCGACCATCCCGCGATTTGAGGGCGACAGCGAACGCGATTGCGCGTTTCACCGCTATGTCGACGGCGACATCCTCGTCAGCGCGGATCGCTATCACCTGGAAATGCTGACTGCGCTACGCGCACAGGCCGAAGCCGCAGAGGCCGAATGCGACCGGCTCCGCGCCGAGGTCGAGCAACTGCGGGAGGGCGCAAGGAGGTATCGGTGGCTGCGCAGCCGCGATCTGGAAACGATCCTTGCCGGGGGCGTCTTCGCGGGCAATACGCCTGAAAACATCGCCTTGAACCTGGAGGATCTCGACCGGGCCATTGATATCGCCAGCCACCATGAGGATCGAAGCGATGGCTGAGACCTTCACCCACAGCTTCGGCCGGTTCAATGCCGAGGTCACCCCGGCCGAGGCCCGGCTGATCATCCGCGATGACTGCAAGGACGTGATCCGGCTCTTCGGCCGCGACCTGATCCGCAGCTCACTTCTGGGCGGCAGCTGGGCGCCGGACATCGAGCGCGCGCTGCGCTGGGGGCTCGACCGGATCGAGGCCGAGCTGGGCGAGGATCTGCGCTACCGCGCGGGCGTGATGGCCGCCGTCAAGCTCTGCTGGCGGCTGCGCCTGGCCAATGACCCGCGCCGCGCGGAGTGGCTTCTGCTGGGCGATCCGGAGGCCGGGCAACCGCCAGCCGAGCCCCGGATCTGCCCCGCCTGCGGCGAGCTGGTGACCGAGGGGCAGGGATGCGGCGGCGGTATCTGCCGGGCCTCGGACGCATTTCCGAAGCCGGTCGAAGACCCCGCCGACAAGGCGTTCCGCGAAGCCGTCGCCGAACTGGTCGATTGCGCGATGAAGGAAGGAAAGGCTGATGGTTGAAATCAGCAAGGTTACATGGGTGTACGGGACCCGGAACCGGCTCGCTGACTGCAACATCGTCTCGGCCGGATGTGAGGACAGCCCGGCAACCGACGGTCGCCACATCGGAAAGAGAGACGCAGGTCGTCTGCTTGACGGTAAGATGAGGGATAACGTCGCCAATGCGTAACGCTCAGCAACTGATCGCAGTCGATGCCGCCGCGCTGGCCGAAGTGCTGGCGCGCCTGGACAGGATCGAGGCCAAGATCGCGCCGCCGCCGCAATGGCTGACCGTGCACGAGGCTGCGGCCCGTCTTGGCTGTACCGCCTCGACCATCCGCCGCAAAATCGCCGCCGGAGAGATCGAGGCGCGCGGATCCGGCCGCGCGCGCATGGTGAGGCTGAGTTAAGCCTCATCCAGCCGCTGCGCAATGCTGGCGGCATCCTCGCGATAATAGACATTCAGCAGGATCGACAGGTCGCGGTGACCGCTGATCTTGGCCAGCGTCATGACATCCACCTTTCGCGATAGCTTGGTGAGCGCGGCGGCACGGCTGTCGTGGAAATGCAGATCCTCGACAGCCGCCGCAGCCCGCAGCTTGCGCCAGTTGGCATCGAGCCGGCCGGCCGTCATGCCAAATACCGGATCCATCCGTGGCAGCTGCCGCAGCAGATCCACCGCCGCGCGGGTCAGCGGAACGTTGCGGGAGTGCCCGTTCTTGGTCATCGGCAGATGGGCAACTCGGGCCGTAAAGTCGATCCGTTCCCGGGTCAGGCCACAGATTTCACCCGCGCGCATCGCCGTCTCGCAGCCGAAGCGAAAGGCATGAAAGGCACGCGCCCCGGCCCGGGTCAGATCAGGCCCGGCGACGAAGGCCAGGCGCTTCATCTCGTCATCCGTTGGCAGGCGGTTGCGCGGCTGGGGGTCCGGCGGGCGGCGCACATCCCGGATCGGATTCGATTGCAGCAGCCCCCATTCACGGCGCGCCACCTCGCAGACTGCGCTCAGCAATGACAATTCGCGGTTGACCGACACCGGCGCCACATCGAGCAACCGGCGGTCGCGCCAGTCCGCAATGTGTTGCGGGGTCAGATCGCGCAGGCGGATCTTGGCAAGATCGTCGCGGCCAAGGCGCTTTAGCCTGACCACTTCCCACCTCTCTCCCCGCTTGGTCGGGCTGACCTCACGGGCATAGCGCTCCAGGAGCTTACCGAAGGCTTGATCTGCTGCGATCACGTTGGCATTCAT